AAAAATTATTCTCCTAATCAATATCAAGACAATATTTTATATATAAATTCTCTAAAAGAACAAGGAATTAATTATTATCGTAATGATGTTAAAACATTTTGTCAAACTTGTTCCTCTATTAAAAATAAAAAAAAAATAATTATTCTTGATGATATTGATATTATTAATGAACAAAGTCAACAAGTATTTAGAAACTGTATTGATAAATATAGTCATAATGTTCACTTTATTTCATCATGTAGCAATTCTCAAAAAGTTATTGAATCCTTACAATCCAGATTTACTATTATAAAAATTAAACCTCTTAAAAAATACCATCTTAATCAAATTATGCAGAAAATTATCAAATCTGAAAATATTCATATTACTGATTCCGCAAGAGATTTTATTTTAAATGTATCAAATAATAATGCTAAAATTTTAATTAATTATATGGAAAAATTTAAACTTTTAAGTCAAGATATTGATATTGATTTAGCTACAAGTGTTTGCACTAATATTAGTTTTTTTATTTTCGAACAATATACACAATTCTTACTTAATTCAAATCTTAGTTCTGCGGTTAAACTTTTATATGATATTTATGATAAAGGATATTCAGTTATGGATATTCTTGATAATTATTTTTTATTTGTTAAAATTACTAATTCTTTATCTGAAGCACAAAAATATGAAATTATACCTTTAATTTGTAAATATATTACTATTTTTCATAATATTCATGAAGACGAAATTGAATTAGCATTATTTTCTAATAATCTATTTACTTTACTTACTAACAAATAATTTATTATACAATTTACACCAAAATAAATTAAACTAACAATAATTTAATTTATATCTATACTTATTATAATATGTCTTCTCAGATATTTAAAGAACATATCCCTAATGAATTACTAATTAAGTTATTAGATAATATTGCGGTTAAATCTGAAAAATGCTATGTTCTTAATAATAATTCATATAAAAAAGGAATATTTAATAATATGATTGAAGAATTTATTAATCAATGTATTCCATATTATCATCTTTCCAAACGAAAATATTTAGAAAAAAAAATTACTTATAATTCATTTGTAACTATTATTAGACAAATATGTAATTATAACAAAATTTCATACACTTCTCAAATTAAATATGATAAATCTTCGTATGATATTATGTATTATATATATCTCTAAGACAATTATATATTTTTTAGACTCATTTTAGATATGAAAAGATATATACGCATTGCTCTAAATAGATTTATTATAAACTTCTAATGTTCTTGCACTTGGATCTGTTGCGTTTGTATATTTAGGCATCCAAAAATAAGGCACAATATGAGAACAGTTTGGAAATTCCTTATCAAAAATTTCTCTGTAATATCTCTTTTCCAATTCTATAGAAGGTTTGAATGGTTCATTAACTTTATTGTCTTTAAATTCTATATTATAATAAAGTGCTATATATTCTTGTAAAATTAAAAATAATGATCTTCCTTGATTACTTACTCCATCACTAAAAGCTTCCTTTTTTCTATTAATAATTTCTTTAGGTAAGATGTTTTTTCTTTCAGAATCTTCTAAAAAGAAAGCATTAAAATAGCAAGAATTAAAACTATTTCTCAACAAATATTTTTCACATTCATTAAAATTATTATGATTCCTAAAATATGTCGGAATAGATAAAATATAATTTACAAAACTTCTATCCAGAAAAGGCGTTCGTGGTTCCAAACCATTGGATGAAATTGATTTATCTGAACGTAATACATCAAATAAATGAATATCTTTTAATAGTCTTCTTGTTTCCTTATCAAATTCAATATCATCAGGGCATTTATTCATATATAAATAACCTCCAAATAATTCATCCGAACCATCACCATTAAAAATAACTTTTGCCTCAGAATTTTGAGAGATATGTTTTCCTATTAAATAATTTCCAATACTGGCTCGCACAGTTGTTGTATCATAGCTTTCAATTGCTTTAATTACTTCAGGAATTGCATCAAACATTTCTTTTTCTGTTACAATTATCTCTGTATGTTTAGAACCAATATATTCTGCAACTATTTTCGCATATTTGATGTCTTCCGAATTTTCAAGACCAATACTATATGTTTCAATTTGAATTCCTTTTTTATTAAAATAATTAGCTACTAAAGCTGCTATTAAACTACTATCAAGACCACCACTTAATAAACAAGCAACTGGTCTTTCTGTGGTTATACACCTTTTTACAACAGCTTCGTTTAAATATCTTGGAATATTCATCAAAATATCAGCTTTTAAAGCATCCATATTAGAAGTAATTATTGAATAAGGAAAACTTGGTATAATAAATGGTTTATTTTTTATTACTGGTTCCCAAATTGAATTAACTTTAAATTCATCTTGAAATATTGAATATGTTCCGGGTTCAAATTGTTCAATATGGTAATGATTTATATTTAAATTATAAAAATATTCTAAACATTTTAGCTCTGAGGAAAATCCATATAAATTATATAAATTATTTACATCTCTTGAATTATAAAGTTTATATAATGGACGGACACCATAAGGATCTCTTGCTATATAAATATTATTAATATAGTCCTTAGAAATTCTATTATCATATAAAATAAACGCATATACACCGTCCAACATTAATAATGTTTGTTCAATACCATATTTTATATATAAATGAATTATTACTTCACAATCTGAATCAGTTATTGGTTTAATATTAAGAGTTTTATAAAGCTCTCTATAATTATAGATTTCTCCATTACAAATCAAAATTATATCATTATAAACAATAGGCTGGTTAGATTCCTTGTTTAAACCATTTATCGCTAATCTATGAAATCCTATTGACATTTTTAAATGATTTTGTATGGTAGAATTTTCAGGACCTCGATATCTTCCTTTCATAAACTGTTCTTTAACTATTAATTGTTCTTCTATATTATTATAATTTGGATTTAACAGAGCAAATATACCACACATTAATATAAATTGAAATGATAACTTTAAATCCATTTAACTTATTTATTTTGATATATACAGAAAGGAAATGGAAAAGGTGTAAAATTTTGACTATAAATTATCGTTATAAATATAATAATGTATAAGAAGAAAAATGTAATTATTTTATATAATAATAATATATATAATAATGTCAGCAGTAGGATTTATAAATAAGATTATCAAAGAAGATACGAATTTTATAACTAATTTAGCAAATATGGCAGCAGCTGATTGTAATCATGATTTTGGTATTAATGTTAAAACTGCAAATATTATTGACGAATTCAGTGAAGCTTTACCACCACCCGCAAAAGTTAAAGCAGTTCCAGATGAAGAAAATGTATTAAATAATATTATAAATAATTCAGATTTTAAAGCTTTTTTGGAAACTTTAAAAAATAATCCCGATGGGAAAGATTTAGATATTATAATTCCTAATACCAATCCCACAACTACAATTACAACATATAATGTAATTGTATATGAGGGTAATAATTATTCAAAAATAAATTTTAATTTTGGTAAAGATTTTACAGAAAAATCCAATCTTTTTTTAGATACTAAAAATGCTTATTTAATTGTTGATTTTAATCAACACGGATTTATGTCAAAACTAAAAGAAGGAGAAATAGCTGATGGGATAATCCATTATCTAATGACGCCGGAGGTTGTAAATGACCCGGCGGGTAAACCATCCATTTTTGATAAAACTTTATTTAACTCTGAATCTGGAGTTAATATGAATTCTTACGTCCAAACAACACCAACTACAACTGAATATACACCCTTTTCAACAAATAATGATGAATTTTCTAATAATTTTTTTTCGGCATATAATTTTTCTTTAAGTCCTATTCAACAATCATTTGAAAAGGGAAACATATCAAAATTAAATACATCTTTAACAATAACATATAATGTTGGAAATAAACCATATACAAATACTATTACTGATAGTAAAAAACAAAATAGCATTAATTCCTTAACTGGGTATGTAAAAGGTTTAATAAATAAACTTACTAATAAAACACTTAATAAATTTAATTTTAATTCTAAATTACAACAAAAAAGAGGAGGAGATTGGTTTCAGGCATTATGTTGTTTAAATGTTATTAACAAAGAATTTTCTTTGATTTTACCAAAAAATGAAACAAATATTCCTGATAAATTAAATGGTAGGGATAATTTTAAAGGTCCGGTTTATTTAGTTACTCACGATAGAATTGCATTAGCGTTTGCTTTAATTAACGGTGTAAATGTTATTTACCTTGCAAATAATAAAGATACATATTTATTCAAAAATAAAAATGATCCAATAGTAAAAGCAAATTCTGGACCAATTGCCCAATTAATACATTCTAAATTGGTTGAATTTAAAACAAAACCTGAAATAAATGAATTATCTAAGTATGAAATATTTAAAGAAAATTATAGATTATATAACGTTTTTAGAAATGAAATTATAAGTCAATGTAAAGATGAATTTAATGGAGCAATTAATCAAGCAAAAAATTATTTAGTTAATAAAACCGAATTACTTTTAGATGATTATTGTATTTATAAGGACTCTTTTGAAGATATACTTCAAAATATTAAATCTATATTCAGAACTGCATTATTATATTCATTTATATTACAAAATTTACCAGATGTTGAAGATAAATATAATTTTATTGAGTACTTTCTAAATGAGACTAAATTCATACCAATATATGATAAAACTCAAGATTTAGATTTAATTAAAATTAGAGAATATGAAAATAATATTGAATCAGCATTTGAAAAACTTGGTATTTCAGGCTTAAATAAAGAATATTTAAAAGATAATGCTCAAATTGTTAAATTAAATTTATCAAAAGCATTAAGTAAAATGGATGTTAGTAGAGCTATAGATACGTTATTTTCAAATGAACCAACAGGTAAAACTGAAGATGTTTGTTTATTTCAAAGCCGAATAAAATTTTGGTTACCTAAACCTAAATCAAATGAACAACCACTAACAAGAGCCTATGAGCAATATATTTTTTTAAAATTTATTACAAATTTACCTCAAGAATCAATAAAAGACATTATTGATATTTTTGAGAAAAATTTTATTCCTGTAATTAATAAATATGGTGAAAATCTTCAAAAACCTAATTTAAAGCCTTGTGCTACAGAAAAATTAAATAGACAAACAAGAGGTTGTGAAGATAGGCAAAAAGCAATTTATTTAAGACCAGCTAATTTTTCAAATGAAGTTATTTTAATTTTAAAACCACTAATTATACCAGAAACATCGGATAATATATTAACTTCTATTACTGAACCAAAAAAGGAAGATAGAGAATTTGTTTTGAATGAATCAACTGACTCCATTCTTGTTTTTTCAGATGCTATATCTAGAATAATAAATGAAGAAATAAAAGGGTCAGACAGTATAGATTATATTACAAACAAACGACCGATAGGTCAAGAATTAGTTTCAACAGTTCAAGAAAATGTTGAACAATCAAGAAAAAGGGTTAAGTTAACTGGGGGAGGGTTATCAAATCTTAAAGATTTTGGGAGAAGAAATGCTGGGATTGTTTTGGATTCTAATATTAATCAAATTATTTGGGATTTATTAGGAAATAAAATTAATGATAATAGTTACTTTATCCCTATTTTTAATTATATAAAATTTATTATCAATAATCAAGAAATTACAGACGATAATAAAACCAGTTTTATAAATCAATTATTGGAAATTTATGATAATGATACAAAACAAAAAATCATAAGTTTATTGGATGACCCAAAAAATGAGTCTTTAGTTTTATATTTAATTGGTTTAAAAAATTTAAAGGAGCTAAATGGAAATAATGATAATTCATGGGAAATGGATAACATTCTTCAGAATTTAGAAGAGGGTTCAAATGAGAATAAAGATAATTCAATGGAAATGGATAACATTGTTCAGGATTTAGATGAGAGTTCAAATGAAAATAATAATAATTCAATGGAAATGGATAACATTGATCAGAATTTAGAAGAGATTTCAAATGAAAATTCAATGGAAGTATTGGGAGGTTCACCAATGGATCAAAACCAAGAAAACCTAACTAATGTCCCGTCAATGGGACAACTTAATAATCCTAATTCTCAAAATAATTTACTTTCTGATAACAGCAAAATAAATATATCTATCAAATCTATTGATAATATTGTTCTTTTAAAAGATAATTTATTTTGTTATCATCCACTTCTTCCAATATATGTAAATTTAACATCATTTTATAATCAAATTGGCCCCGATTTTAATGGGGATCCTTTTTATGATTCCTATATTAAATATGTTAATGTTTTAGAAAAAATGACTAATGTTTTATTAGAGCAATATTTAATTTATAATTTAGAAGCTAATTTGAAAGCTTATTTCATTGGTTATAGCCTTAAAACTATATTTTTTCACGCTAATAAAAGTTTATCATTATTTAATACTTTAAAAAATTTGTTAAATTTAGATGATAATGAAACAAGAATGTTTTCAATGAAAAATGATATTTTTGGAGGTCAAATTGTTGGTGATTGTGTAATTAGAGATGGTGATTTTAATGAAATTATTGGAAATTTATTAATGTCAACTCCGATAGTTATAAATTTTATAAATAACCAAGTTAATTTTAGAGAAGTAATTTTATCTGAATTAAACGAACAACAAATTCCTGAAGTTAATGATAGGGATCCTTTTGTTTATACATCCAAATTAAAGATACAAATAACTATTCTTTTAAATAAAATAGTAGATAAAATAAGTTATGATAGATCAAGTAATGTTCCGGATTTATCAATTCCAGAAGCATATATTGTTCCAGAGGAGGATTTGGAGGAAGTAGGTGAAAATATTGCTTTTCCTGAGGAAGTTCCATTATTAAAAAAGGAAGAACCACTTAAAGATGTTAAAGAAATTAGTGATGAAATATCTTATATTAAAAAACCTTCTGATGTTAAAAAACCTGTTGGTAAAGGCGTTCAACAATATAAACCTATCCCAATGAAAACAGGTTATTCTCCATCCGAATTTCGAAGTAATTTTAATCCGATGGGGTTTAATTCATATGGACAATCCCCAATGGTTTATGGCGGAGGCACAAGAAAAAATAAAAGAATAAGAAAGAAAAAATATACAAAA